AAAGGTGGGGGAAAAAGTTATTCCAATACTGTCGCTGGTAGCGCGAGTATTTGGAATGCACGCCGCAAGTGGTTGCAAACCACTTACGGCATGAACTTGTCGAAGGTGAGGGCTTTGCTCTCACGTTCAACAAGAGATATTAGGAGAGTTGAGGACTGCGTCCACGGAATCATCGATTCCCTCCTCCTTTTCGACACTGACATGTTCAAAGAACACTCAGCGTGGAAAAAGACCATCCGATACATAGTACGGATGATCTTAACAATTGGACCCTACGGAGTAGGGCCAATTGTCATGTACTGGAAGGAGTTTAACAACTTCCTTTACAATAGCTTTGCTGGGTTCCAGCAAAAGCTATTAGAGCCCGGTCCGAAGAATTTCTTCTACCGAGCTCTTAAGTACCATCCAGATATCCGAAGGATGCTGGATGGTGCTAAAGCGGACAAACTTCTCTGCGAGAAGTTTGCCCACTTAACGTCCACCCGCCATCTTGGTACGGGTGACCGTAAAGCTGAGGAGAGGGCTCTCAGAACCTTCTACTCAACTATAGAAACCCCCTATCCGACGGATGTGAGGTTCCTTGTTCACCTCGGCCGACTCGCAGAGAAGGTCGGGGAGAAATGTGCATTCCTGGCGAAGGATTCGCCTACCCGCCCGCATATCTCTTTGAGTTGTGCGGGAAGCTACTACGAAACCGTCAAAGACGGTGGTAGAGGAAAGGAGATACGTGAAGCACTCGCAGAGTGGCTTCGCGTTAAACCTCTGGAAGATGAATCAATCCAAACTCCGTTTGGAGAGGTTCACTGCCCTGCGGGCAGCCAGAGATGGCGTTACTGGGGTAGACCGACGGTCTACACAGCATACCCCGATGTGGACTTCGGAGAAGTCATCACCGAGGAGGTTTTTGCTGAGCAAAACCTTTATTACCAAGGATTCGACGAATTCATTGGTAATCAAATCCTAATCGTCGCATATCTTGAATATGAGGCATGGTCGTTGACCGGATTAGGAATCCCGTGTCGCGTACTTACAGTACCCGAACCGGGATATAAAGCTAGAATTGTGACCACCGGTCCATTCTGGCTTAACGTCTTACAGCAGAGCGTAGCTCATCCTCTGAAGACGTATTTAGGAGCCCACCCATCTGCGATGAGTAGCCTTCTGAAGACTGATCAGGCCTGGCAAAGCCTTTACCTGATGAGTAACAAGCAGTACCCGCAGGGTTCTGCCTGTTTAAGTTCAGACCTCAAAGAGGCAACGGACTATATCCCGAAGGATGTTGGTATCCAACTCCTATCGGGATTTCTCAAAGGGGTCGGCCTTCGGTCGAACCTCAATCGAGTATGTCTTGATCTCCTACGGAGTCACAGGACATTTATATCCCATCTGGGTGTCTCAGACACACAACAGCGTGGGATTATGATGGGAGAACCTTTGACAAAGGTTATTCTCACCATTTTAAACCTAGTGGTTGAGGAATACGCTATGCGTAAGTACCTCAAGATCGGGTCTTTGACCCGGTACGAATCTCCATCCTGGAGGACGTACCACATAGGTGGTGATGACCACCTGGCTGTAGGACCGGTAGAATACCT